TACATCACCTTTTGGTAATCGCCAAGTAATTTTAGGGTCAAAAGATGATTTTAAAACTACTCTTAAACCCACACTATCATGTTTTCTCAATACTGCAATTTTCTTTTCTTTTACTTTTGCATTATTTACTAAAGTTAAAATTTCATGAATAAGTGGTTTAACACCAACCACTTCTACATTTTCATTATCAGTATATGCCATTAAAAATCTCCTAGTCTTTCAGTTAGTTCTCTCAATCGGTGTTTCATAAAATATGGTAGTATTTTACTTTTATCACCTTTTTTATACTCTACCCAAGTAATATGTATGTTCTTAAAAATATCGTCTGGAACACACTCAAAGTCTATCAAAGTTTTATTTCTCTGATAATTTCGTTTTACTTCTTCTTGCCAATCTTCTATTGGCCAGGCACCTTTTGATAACCACTCTTGAACTTTTTTCTTACCTAAAGGTTTTTGCCTTTTGTTTTCTACAAATGTATCATCTGGTGATAATATATTTGGTATACCATCACCCCTATCACCTCTAAAAATATGTTCTGCACGATATTGATAAGGGTCAACACCGTTCACATATTTTTTTAATGTTGGTGAATATTGTTTTACAAAAGAATGTTTTTGTAATTGTATAAAATCTTTATCGCCTGACATAATTAATATATTCTCAAATAAATTAGGTGTTTCTGATACTACTTTTACTATTGTCGCAATAATATCATCTGCCTCTGCACCTTTTACTTGTAACACTTTATATGGAAAAACTTCTTTAATTTCATCACGAATCTTATTCAATGTATCAAATAATTCATTCCAATTTAGACTAGATTGAGTTCTATCTTTTTTACGATTTGCTTTATAATTAGGAAAATATTCTCTACGCCAATAATGTTTGTCATCATAACAAAGAACAAGTTCACCGTATTCACTAAATTTTGTTTTATAAGAACGAAGAGAATTGAGAACCATATGACGAACCATATCTTCATTTAATTCACTGCTATTCATTTGTATCATCAGATTACTAATTGTAACCTGGTTCATATCAACTAAAATCATTTATCTTTTTTTAATTCTTTTACTTTTTTTAAAAACTTTGGTATGAGTTCCATATCAAATGTAGTATTCATTTTTTTAGTTTTATCGTCAAATTTAGTAATCATAAATTCGTCCATTAACTCTTGCATATCATGAGTAATATCTAAATCTCTATAGATACTTGATTTCAAAGACTCAATAATAAATGCTAAATCTGATATAAATTTTTTATCACTAACTTGAATACCGTTCTCATTTAATATGTGAACTATTTGCACAATCAACCCCTCTGTAAGATTGTCTGCAAATGCAACATCTTCATTCAGTTGCATAACATCGTAATCAGGTAATTTTATTTCTCTTTTACCCTTAAACTTTTTAGGAAACTGAATGATATTTTTACTTTTCTTATCCATATTCATATTTATATCCAATAATTAATAAGTCCTGCAATAGATATAATTAATCCAACACTATTTAATAACATAATAGAACCATCTTTCCATTTATATCCTACAATAATCCATACTATACTACCAGTAGTCATAAAATATAGATTTGTAGGATATACATTAAAAGATGTAAAACATAATCCTATCAATAGTAGTACAGAACCAAACCATTTTAAACTTGTAACGCCTTTACTTTCTCTTGTTTTCTTTTGCATCTTCTCGTACTCGCCGCCTTTTCTTTTCTTTTTCTTTCACTTCTTGTTTCAAAAAATTCTCTTCTTCTCATCTCATTGAAAAAGTCTTCTTTTTGTAACTTCTTTTTTAGTTTTCTAATTGCTTTATCTACATTACCATTTTGAACTGCAACTGCCGTGCCTTTCAATTTAGGTTCTTGAAATTTATTTCTATTTCTTCTAAAATTATTATACCTCATCTTGTATATAATCCTTTCCTAAAACATTATCATTAAAGTCATCGTAATCTGTTAAAAAACTATTAATATCTTTTATTGATAGTTTTTCTAAAGGTTCACCAGAGGCACCTTCTAAAAATAGTTTAATGTCTAGTGGAATATCTCTGTGTTCGTTAAAGCACCAAATCATCGTTTACCTGTTTCTTTTTAAAGTTATTATAATTTTCAAGTTTTCTCACTTCAGAGTCTATCATATCAGTATAGTGGTCAATGAAATTTTCAAAACTTATGCCTTCAATCAGACCTGTTTTTTTCTCTTTCATATACTTACTAATATCTTTAAGATTGTCTATTGATAGTTCTAATTGTGATAATACTTTTTTCATGATGTTATAGTACCACAAGTTAAAAAGATTGTCAAGTGTTGTTTTAATTTAATTTGAGACTTGAAGTTTTTTAATTTCTGATATTGCTTTTGCTGGATTTAAACCTTTTGGGCAAGTCTTAGTGCAATTCATTATAGTATGACAACGATACAATTTAAATGCATCGTTTAACATTTCAATTCGTTCTTTTTTTCTTTTATCTCTACTATCTACTATAAAACGATATGCTTGAAGTAGTATTGCAGGACCTAAAAACTTATCACTATTCCACCAATAACTAGGACATGATGTAGAGCAACAGGCACACATAATACACTCATATAATCCATCTAACTTTTTTCTATCCTCTGGTAATTGTATGTGTTCTTTATCAGGTTTTTCATCTGTAATGACATAAGGTTTAATACTTTTATATTGGTCAAAGAATGGTTTTAAATCTACAATTAAATCTTTTATCACACTCATATGTGGTAATGGATAAACATCATACTCTTTTTTTTCTAATGGTGTTAAACAGGCAAGAGTATTTGTGCCATTGATGTTCATAGAACAACTACCACAAATACCCTCTCTGCAACTTCTTCTAAATGTAAGTGTTGGGTCAATATTATTTTTGATGTGTATGATTGCATCAAGAACCATAGGACCTATTTTAGATTTGTCTAAATGATATTTGTCTATACTTGGATTATTACCACTATCACGATTCCAACGATAGATATTAAGAGTTAAATCTTTTGACTTACCAAAAGTTTTACCTTTGATTATTTTTGAATTTTTTGGTAAAGTAAACATTATTCTTCATTGTGAAGTTTCACAAAGTATTCTGCATCTAACAATACAAGAGGTTTTTCATTATTTTTTTTAAGAACAACAATAGGTTCATACTTACCACAATTTTCTCTTGATTGTTTCATTGCTGACCAGATATTTACTTTCTCTTGATTTTTACATTCAATAGAGTATGGAAACTTTTCTCTTGCCGCCCTTGCCATGATTAAATCTTCACCACCAGCACCCATAGAACGACTTTCTATATCTTCTTCATGAATACTTAATTTTTCAATTAGTAATTCACGAAACCATTTTTGTAATCTTCTACCTTTAGATTTTGCACTTTGAGTTTTCAATATTAATAATCCTCATCAATATCATCTTCATATTCTTTATCAAGTTCAGCACCACAAAATGGACAATATTTTATTTCGTAATATTCATCGTCCATATCATGATTTATCTTAAATTCTGCATCACAAGAATCACAGTAAATAAGTTTTCTTTTCATCACTGTATCTCACAAGAACCAGCAGAACAGGCAAGTTCTTGTGAACCTATCGTTGAGTCAGTTTTTTCAAAATCTGATAATCTTGTCCAATCAACATCAATAGGCATTTTATTTTCTAAATCTCTAAATTGTTTTTCGTCACAATCTTGATATGGTGCTTGTTTATATGTATGTTCACTATAAGGTAAGAAACTTACACCACTCATTAAGTCAAAGTTTTTATAAACCCATGCACCAACTTCAAACCACTCTTCTTCTTTTACAGAAATAGTTACTGATGGTTTATGTTCACACCAATGTTCTTGATATAATTTCCATAACTCAAGTTGTTCTATTGCGTTCATATCTTGTCTAAAAACTGCATCTTCACTACATTTAATTGGAAAAGAAAATACAGTTGTATCATTTGGTTTCATAACATCGTCTTCAGCAGGAAAACCCATATCAATCATCATCTTCGTTAGAGGGTCTTTTTTATCACCTCTTACAGTTCTAATATAGTATGGATTGTGTCTTGCATGAATACCACTTGCACTATCTACAAGTTGTGATACAGTGCCAGATGGTTTTACACAAGTAATCGCAGTTGATTGATTTATGCCTAACATTTTAGACCAATCTTTATTTGTATCAATACTCATTTGTTTAAGATTTTGTAGTAGTTTGTGTAAACCAGGTAGTTTACCAGCAGTCCATTTATTATCCATAATACCTGTAAGAGATACACCTAACAATCTTTCTTCTTCACAATTTTTTTTCCAATCTTTTGTAACATATTTAAAGTTAGTTAGTGTAGATTGTATAGTTCCAAGTATCGTTGCAAGTTTAACTTTGTTTAATAAAGTGTCTTCTGTATCTTCTGGTCTTACTACTACTTCCGATAAATTACAAAATTCTCTACTTCGTAAAATTATCTCTGAACATGGGTTTGTTCCAAAATCATATTCTGTATTTCTTCTTTCACTTTTTTCTGCAATTCTTTGTGCCGATGCTCTATTGAAAATACCTCTTTCACCAGACTTAGACTCGTAAAGTGATTTCCACTCGTCCATAAAAATACCCATATCTGGTTTTTCAGTATAACACGCAGAATTATTTGCTAGTGCCCTTTGACCGTTATCAATCCACCATTGACCACTTTTAGCAATTCTCATTCTATCATCTGATAAGTTTGATAAACTAATTAATGCACTTCTACGAACACCACCTACAACTACTATTTCTGCCGTTTTACAAACTATATCATGACATTCAATAGAACTTAATTGTCTGCCAGCGGCGTTTTGAAATATTTCTTTTGTGAATTGAAATAATCTTTCAAGTGGTTCTGGACCTGATGCACGACCACCAAATGTTTTCAAAACTGCACCTGCTGGTCTTACTTTATGTAAATCCCATTTTGGTATTTGACCATGATATAACATTGCAACAAGTTCTTTAAATGCTTTCGCCCAACCAAGTTTACTATCTTGCACAACAATAGTAGTATCACTCATATGAAATTCGTCTGCAACAGTTGGTAATTTACTTACAAATTGTCTTTCTACTGAAAACCCTACACCAGTACCATTCATTAAAACATATAGTATTTCATCAAATGCTTGTGGTTTATCTACGGCAATATAACTGCAATTATAACCTGCAATATTTTCTCTCTTCAGTGCCTCTCCTGCGGTCATTAAACAACGCATTGAGGGCATTATTTTTAAACTTAGAACTGCATCTTCTAACTCACTTCTAGTTTCTTCGTTTAATTTAAACTTACAATTATCTTGTAAATGTTGTTCAAAGAAATCAAAATATCTTGAAACAGTTTCTGACCATGTTTCTCTTCTGTTCTCTTTTGGTAACCATCTTGAATATCTTGATAAGTGAATAAACTCTTGATACTTCGTAGGTAATGTGTAAGTTGTATTAACCATTAATTTTTCTCCATGTCTTGAAATGTACTTTCGCCTCTAGTCCTCTAAAGGTATTCTCATTAATTATTTGTTTTATATCTTTGATACCAGATAAAACCATATCATTTATATCTTTTTCTTTTATGTTTTCAGGCCATAGGCAAACTGAATAGTCTTGGTCTATGAAAGTCTGAATTCTTTTTACTATTTCTAGATTTCTAGGTTGGTTGTCTGGTACTAAAATTATATCCTCTTTTTTCTCTTCAATTCTTAAATCTGAATTTGCCGTAGCAACACAGTTGTCTAAGAATAAACTGTCTATTGGTCCTTCTACTACATAAACTTTTTTAGACCAATTAACTTTGTCTAAACCATAAATCTTTCTATCTTCATTTAGACTAATTGTAAAATACTTTGGTTCTTCTTTACCAAATGCCCTTCCTTGAAATGCAAACATTTTGTTTCGTTTATCTAAAAAAGGTATCACCAATCTAGGGTGGTCTTTTACATTAGACGGAAATTTATTTGGTACAATTTTGTTAACCCACTCAAAAAACTTAGGTGCAAAATACAACTTGTAATGAAAACGACTTGGTATTCTTCTTCGTTCTATTATTTGTTTTGCAGGGTGATAGTCTCTCAGTTGAGATATCTTTTTAAGTTTTTTAAGTAGAAAATCTCCTTTGTGAAAAACGGGTTGAGTGATAATAGGTGTATTATCATCTTTTATATATACATTCTTGTTTTTGTAGATTTCAAAAATATATTCATCATGTAACTTATTATCTACTGTTTTCAATAGGTTAGAGAAATCTGTAGATTTTTCACAATTATGACATTTATATACAAAAAAAGTTTTATTTAAAAATAAATAACCTCTTGCTTTAGTATGCGATGTTTTAGAGTCACCACAATACGGACATCTAAAATTATACAAATTGTCTGATTTTTTCTTAAATTGGTTTAGTTTTGAAGAAACTATACCAATATATTTTAAGTCAATAAAAACTGTCATAGATTATGATTATACACTAAATAACAGTTTTGTCAATACTAAATTTGAAAGGTAATAAGTTTGTGTAATATAAACCCTGCAACTATTGAACCACCCATAATAATCCATCGCCATTTTTCAAGTATGCCTACCCTGCTTGAAAACTCTTTTTCTAAACGATTAAATCTTTCCTCTTCTTCTTTTTGATGTTTACTAATCATATTTCTAAGTTCTTTATATGATGTATTAATTCTTGAGTGAAGATTTAAAATCTGTTCTTTTATCTCTTTTTCATTTGATACAATATCATCTTCTTGTCTGGCAAGTTTTTCTTCGTGTACAGAGAGCATACGATAAACACTATTTGACAAGTCTGTTAACTTGACAATGGCAGTGTCTAATCTGAGATGTATTTCTTTCATATCTTGAACTTCTTTTTTTAGAAGTTCTATTTCTATTTTGTTTTCATCAACCATATTCTCTCCTCTACTATTATTTATGTGAGGTCAAAAATATGACACTAAATAAAATTTGACTACCACTCAGACTTGACTAAAGTCCAAACTCCATATATGATAGCGGCATATGCCGCCCAAGTAATTAAACCTTTAAATAGTAATGCAATAACACCTATTGCAATTAACATTACACCATCAAGACTTGTTCTTTCTTGAACTCTATCTTTTACCCAATCTATTGAGTCTTCAAACCATTCTTTTATTTTCATTTTAATCTCCTATTTGTGCATTTCTTTTTCTATGACCATTCCATGCAAACCAACCACCAAGTCTTAGTGCCCAATATGCAAGATAGTTAAGAAAATAGAAACCATTTATTTCTATGTTTATATCACGAAATATTTTATCTGCTTGTTTTTGATTAAGTATTAATCTAGAACTTTTCTGTAAAGCAGGTTTCAAGGCGGCATACTTGTATGCATAATCGTGAACTAAACCACCTAGTAATAAGACACCAACTGGTGACAAAAATGTTGCTAAAAACTTAGGCACACTTGCACCATCAAATTTAAATCCTTTTGGTATTACATATTTAGTACCATGAAGTTCAAAAGTAAAATCTTTTGAAATTTCCCAATGTCTTTTACCTAATAACCACATAAATATTGCACCCCAAAATCCTTTACTTTTAGTTGGTATTCGTATTGGTCTCATGTGTGGATACTCGTCATATTTAAAATTGACTCTCCATTTATTTACTTGTTTTCTGTCTACAATGTTTATTATCCAACCGATAACTATTAATGCAATAACAACTGCCCATTGCCAAAATTGTTCTGCAAGTGATAATATCATTTCCATCATTTCTTTTCCTCAGATTCATAATACTCTTTGTATGACTTTATAATCTCAGATTTCTTTTTAAGATTGTGTCGTATTTGTGCAAAGTTTTTTGCAATAAGTTGATAATCATTATCTGTAAGACCAAATAACACAGGGTCTATACCTTCTTCTTCAAGTTTTTTAAATACTTCTTCTGCATTGTTTGATGTGATAACAATCCATTTGAGTGGTTCAAGTTTAGGTAATATAGGTTCTTCTAAGTTAAGAGGTTCTCTTTCAACTTCTGTTGAAAATATTTCTAGTTTCTTGATACTAGAACAACTTGACACAGTAAATAAAAGAAGTAAAATTAGACTAATACGGTACATAATTTGGATTCGCTATACTTGGACATTCTGTATTGATTTCACTCTTTTTTGTTGCCATCAACTCTTTTTCTGTTAATGGTGAACCAGATGAAATTTCAACGCATCGCAACGCATTTGCAGTTGCTTTATTAATTATTCTTTGAATTGCTTTATCTTTTGCAATCGCAGTTTTACCAAAATCTCTACCACCTTTATTAAATCTATTGTCTAGGTCACTTATTTCTTTTTGTAGATTATTTGATAAAATAGTAAGTTTTTTATTTGTTTCTATGATTGATTGAAAATCTTGTTTTTGTTGTTCTATGACTTGTTTTTGTGACTCAACACTTTGTTCTAACAACAGATTATTTGCTTTGAGAACTGCATTATCGGCACGAAGTTTGTAAACATATGCAATCGCACCACCAATACCTATAATCATTACTAATGTAATCGCCATTTTTGCGTAACCAAATATCATTTAACAACTACCTGGTGTTTTCTTTTTACTTTTAAGATATTTAGTCTGAGCAGATATGTCATTTAAATCTGGCATAGGGTGTTGGTCGTGATATGCATAACCACCACCACCATATTCTTTTATACTATATTCCATTCTGATTTTTCCAAGTTTTTTTATATCAGATGCTTTATAGTTATGTTTTGATATAAGTCTTGACATCGCCATTGTACTAACGAAAGGTATATCTGCTTTATATAATTGAATTAAAGCATCTTTATTTTTATCAATCTTATCAAATGTTTTCATTAAAGGTGTTGGGTTAACCTTTTTACCTTTTAGTGGTTCATATGCTTTTTTAAGTTTCTGTACTTGGTCAGAACTAAATTTTTCACTTATATATTGTTTAAGTGTTTTCATGACTTTTTCTCTAATGCCTTTCTTGCTTTTTTAACTTTTTCAAGTTCTTTACCTCTAACAGTTCTAACTAATCTTTTTGACAATTTATCAATAGCACCACTCATTCTTTGTGATATTAGTTGGTCTATTTTTATTCTTTGACCTACACTCACCTCATTATATCTAGGAAACTTTTTAGCAATAAGTTTTTGTTTTGCCATTTTTCTTGCCTTTACGGCAATCTTTGCTGGTGAGGCAATTCTTCTTTTTGACCTTTCTACTTTCTTTTTGAAGGCAGATGTTTTTGCAAGTCTTCTCATTCTCATGCCAATCTTTCTTCTTTGGGCACGGTCAATAACTCTAAAACTCTCGTGATAAACTTCTTTAAATGTTTTCATTTATATCTTGCCTCTCTACATACCATTATTTCTATCCATTTATTATCACCGTCTCTAAATCTTTCTACTAAAGTACCAGAGTGTGCCCTACCACAGTTTTGACAAACTCTTGTCTTATCTTCATCACCATATACAACTCTTAAATTCATAACTTATTTTATTTGTTTCATAGCAAAAGATTGTAATTTCATAAAGTCTGCAAGTTTACCATTCATAAGTTTTTCCATTTTCTTTTTATTATCAGGACGAACTTTTTTATGAATTGCCATAATCGCCGATGCAGTAAACAAATCAACATTTGCTTGTTTATCTTTAAATTTTACTTTTTGCATTTGTTTATTTTTTACAATATTTTGTAAAACTTTTAAATTGTTTTCAATGAGTTCGTGTTCGTTACCAAAATCTTTTAATGACTCTAGTAGACCTTTTGTAAAGTTTCTTTCTTTTTCTTCTTTTTTAGGTGCAAAGTCAATACCTTTATATGCCATTGTACCATATACACCTTCAATGCCACTTTGAACACTTTTTCTACTTGCTCTTCCAACATTAACACTATACATACCTTGACTTGCTTTATCCATGTTAATTTGAACTACTTGAACACCATAATCAATTAAAGTTCTTGCCAATAACATAGCACCTAAGTTTCTTTCATATTGTATTAATGTATTTAAAACAACACCTCTAGGGTCAAGTTTTAAAAACATTTTATGGTCAAAGTTAGAAGTGTCATCTAGTCTGCCTGCCATCATATCTAATGTGTCACCCATTCTGTCTTCTGCAATATATTTTTGTACAAAGTCAGAAAACTTTTTCATACCATTCACATTTGCAGGTGGTCTTCTTTTCATAAATTTAGTCAATTCAAATCCTGCTTTGTTTATTTCTCTCGGATTATTAGCAAAAAGTCCAAGAGACATAAGACCTTCATCTATTTCAAATGACTCATCAGTTCTACCAAACCCAGGTTTTGGGTCACCTTTTACAATAGAGTCTAAATGTTGTTTCATATAACCTGTCATATCGTCTGCAAGACCTAACTCTGATGCTTGTTCCATAATTCTATTATATAAATCTTTTGCTTGATTTACTTGTTCTGGTGTTGCCTCACCTGCATCCATTACAACTTTTTCTAGTTTATAGTAATCATCTTGTAATCTTGTAAGTTCTTCTACACCAGGTTTATCTGCGTGTTTTTTCATCAACTCTTGTGCTGAACCACACATATAAAAATGAGAGGTTGTATAATTACCTACTGTGATTTCATGTTCTGGTTGTTCATTAAGTTCTAAAACATCTTTAGGAAAATGTTTTTTAATATATTTAACTACTGATTGAGTGTGTCTACTATCCATTTTTGCAACAATCTTATACTTCATACCCCTTGAAGTATAGACAACCTTTGCGATAGTCTGGGCACCTAAACCACTTTTCTCTAGTTTTTTACCATCGGTAGATAATGTATCACCTTTCATAGATTTACCATCATAAAATGCATTTACAACACTTTTATCTTTTGGTTTTAGTGCCTCTTCAAGTTCAACATTCTCTGCAAGAGACCAACCTTTTGATGTGTATTTTTTTAAATCTTTTTTATCAACTACGATAACTTTATTATTTTTTACAACCATGACTTCTTTACTAGGATTAATTAATTGTCTAGGTTGTTTTACTTTTTCTTCAAGTTCTTCTTTGAGTGCTTTTGCAACACCTTTAGAACTATCTTTACCGTATTTCTTCTCAAGTGCTTGTAATAATTGTTTATCAAACTTTTTAACTTCAGGTCCTTTTTTAATACCTTTTTTTTGTAATGCACGATAATATTTGAAAAGTGCTGGTGCTTTAAGTTCTATAAAATTACCTACCTCTATTCTTGCCTGTAAAGGGTCTGGGTTTTTTCTTTTCATAAGTTGGGCAATCCTGGCAACTATTGCCTCTTTTGGAGGTAATGCTTGAACATATCTAGATTCATCGGTTTCTTCTTTTGTAAGTTTTCTTGACTCTCTTTGTTTGAGTATTCTCTCTATAAATTTTCTTCCAAGTTTTGTTCTACCGTCAAATAAATTTTTCTTTTTCTTTTTCTTTTTTCTAACAACAACTACTGAACTATCGTCACCTGTTCCAGCAACAGATGGACCAGTTGCATTTGCAGGAGCATCTTCGCCAATAGGACGACCTGTGTATGGATTTACTTCTTCAAATCTTTTGACCATTAAATTTCTCCTAATGCATCTTCTATAGAAACTTTTTTAATATCATCTAAACTTACAAATATTTTTTGTCTTGTCTCTATATGTATAACAGGATAAACTGGCACACCTAGAACTGTATCTATTGGTGCGGTATCCTCAAAAGTTTCTATTTTATCACCTGTTTTGGCAGGCAATGCGTTTTCATCTTCTTCATCAAATACGATATCATTTACTAATTCGTATTCACCTTTTGGTAATAAATCACCTTCTAATTCTACTTCTTCACTTATTTCATCATCTATTTCAATATTTTTTTCTTTTAAAAAATTTAAAAATTCTCTTTCAAACATTTTAGGGTCTACTGACTCTCTGAATGTATCTTTTAACAAAAACAAAGCGGCGGCATATGTACCTAACTTAGTTCTAAGACCAGGTACTTTTTCAAAAATCTTTTTTATGTTGAAAACTAATTTGTGAAGAACAGTGTAGGCGTTTCGTTCTGCGATAGTATTAAGTGGTGTTGCTTTATTAGTGCCAGGTATTTTTACTCTTTTACCTTTTTCATCAATAATACCTAGTTTAAATGCCTCTGTTTTATTAAATGGTGTTACTAACAATTTAATAAATCTATATGTAACAAATAAATCAATCGCCCTACCCATTATAGTACCTTTAATCTTTGTTCTACTAACTCATCATTTTTTATTTCTTTTAATTCATTTGATGGTAGTATATTTAATAATTCCATAAACGGTTTCAAGTATGCCCATAATTCTTTTTCAATTTTAAATAACAAAAGTGTTGAACTCGCCTCAGGACCAAATACATTATTCAGAACAATAATATGATTAAGTATCAATCTTTCTCTTAATTCATTAGAGTCTTTGTATTTTCTTAACAATCTCTTGATATATTTAAATCTTTTCATATCATCAAGAAATTCTTTTTCACTATCCCCTTGAGGATTGTTATAATGTTTCATCGCATACATCACAACATTATCAGGTCTAATTTCTTTAAACATCTAACTTATAGAAGCAAATACTTTAAACCTTCCATTCTCTTCTTTATTGTACTTGAAAGTAATCTTACGACCGCCTTCTACTTTATGAGAAATACCATCATCGTTTAAAAACTCATTATGTGGTGTGTCAAGGTCTTTACCAAATCTACCACCATATTGACTTAGTGGCATAGAAACTTCGCCTGAATCTTCATTAAAAACTGAATTATCTACTTTTGGAAATGAAATACCAATAGTTTCTAATCTATTTCTTAGAGTATAAACTAATTGTTCTGGCATCATGTGTTCCATGTTTGAAATATTTCCTAGAAAAGAATTTAATCTGCGAACAACAACATCATCAGAAATATCTACTAAATTGTAGTCAGAGTCATGCATAGAATAATTATTTGCAGGATGTTGTTCATTTAGATAACTTTTAAAATCTTTCATTATGACTTTCCTAATTTGCCTTTTTTCTTTGAACCATCGGCACGAGGAATTAAACCTCGTGCCTTTAGTCTTGCAAGAGCAGTGAAACCTATTTTTTCACCTCTCTTATATTTTTTCAACATGGCATCTAAATGGTCTCCCATTTTTTTGCCTTTCATCTTCAACTCAGACATTATTACTGAATTACAGTAGCAATGTTTGTTGCGAAAGATGAAGTTGCGATTGCCGCCCAGGCAGTACCAGTGTACATAAGTGTAACTGTTTCACCAGCGGCATCTAGTACGATAGTTGTACCAGAACCAACTGTGGCGGCAGGTGTAATTGTAATATTGTTACCAGCAGTTGTGCAGATTACAGTTTTAATTTGTCCTGCCACACCAGCGGCCAATGATACACCAGTGGCACCACCTGAAGAGTCAACAGTTGAAAATGCAGTGCTTACAGATAAAGCAGTTGCAGTGTTTGTCAACGCCTCAGTAGAGTTAGTTGCAATAAATGTAGGTATTCTGTTGAATACATTAGCAACAGATACTTTTTTGTTGATAGGTGTACCTGTTGGGTCATCTACAACATGGAAAAGGTCTACACTAGCAATACCTGTTGAAAGGTCTGTTAATGCAGTGATTTTTTTTTC